CCAATTTTTGTTTTAAAATTCATAGTTTCCTTTGTTACAGATTCGGAGCAAGCCCTTTATACGACTTGCTCCTAGTTCTGTTAAACTAATTAGCGTTATTATTAAGTAGAAGCAACTATGTGTTCTTCATCATCCGAGAATGATGTAACAAAGTAAGAACTTCCATCGCAAACGATGTCTATTCTTTCGCCTACTACTGCTTGACTAGCTACGAACGTTATTTTGTCCATATTAGTAATAGCAGTAACTGTATCGGCTACCTCTACTCCTTCCATAACTGCCGCAGTACCTCCGATTATATCGAAGTCATTAGATCCTGCTGTTCCAAGTAAGAATGTACCTACCCAGCCTTTAGCATCTCCAACAGCTGGTAATGTTATATTATATGCTCCCGCTTGAGAACATATAAATATTTTACCACTGTCAGCTGGTGCTAAAGTTTCATCAGCCGCTAATGTTTTTACTGCGCCATTCGTTCCATGTAAATAAGGTCTAGCCATTTCTTAGCCCTCCCTTACGCTGTGATTTTAATTAACGAATGTGAGTTAATGTTAGTAATACCTATTCCCTCATCAGACATGTATTGATCCTTAACGCCATCATACGCATTATCAGTTTTGATATTCGTTTGATACATTGGAGATCTATACTGTGAGTGGAATAGATTATCTTCATCAACAATTACCATGTATTTATTATACGGTCCTCTTAATGCAGGAGTTGGTATCATTTGTAACATTCCATGAGGAGTTTCTAAAGTTCTATAATTAAACCCTAGAGCATCTCTTTTCATATCACCTAGATTAACACTCCAACCATTATTACCAGCGAAACCAGAGTTACCTGCCATTTTAGACCAGTAACCTAATGCACCAGCACCAACAAATGCTTTTTTAACACCTGAAGTTGGAACATATTGGAACACTTTTTCCATATCATCAACAAAATTAGTATATGAATAACTTGCTTCTGATGCTGTAAATATGTTTTGATAATCGTGAGTTGCTGTTGATTCACCATAGTTTTCAATAGCTGAAACGATACCATAAGTAGTTCTTATTTTACCTGCTCCTGAACCTGCTGGAGTAGCTATTGTTCCTACTGCTGGACCATTAATACCACCATCTGCAAATGTTTCATCTGCATTAGTATCATTAAAACCATCACCATATGCAGATTCTTGTAATCCAGTACCGCCAACACGTTTACCAAATAAGAAAGCTCTTTCTTTTTGGATTTTGTGCTCTTGTGATTTTTGCATTCTTAATCGAGCTAATTCAGATGATTCACCTCTTAAAGAAGCCTCTAACAATGTGCCTGTAATTTCAAGAGGATTCTTGAAAATCTGACAAGAGTTATAAACTATTTTAAGTTCATCTGCCCAAGCTTCAGGTGAGTAACCACCTTCACCGTGTGCATTACCAATAACGTGGAATATATCACCACTTGCTATATCCAAATCAGCATTTAATGGTGTTACTTGAATTGTATCTGCGTCAGTAACTGTTGTTACTATTGCAACACCTTTATTAGTTGTCTCAGTACTGTCCCAACATTCAACTTCCATACCAAGCCATGATGCGTCACATGCAGGTAATCCTACAATACCTGAAACATCAAAATCAACTGTTTCTGTATTAGCACCAGGTGCTGCTGGATTTGAAGCTGCTGCAAAGCTTTGCTTTACCCATGGTTGTTTATGTTCGAACATTTTGAAAACGGGATCTGGAACTGTTCTTGTTTCTTTATTAGCTATAACAGTTGTAAACGGAGTTACGTCCGTCCACAATTCTTTTACAACTTGAGGATCGATGTAAAAATTACGTCTATCCGTAAAGAGAACTCCAGATGCCGATAGATCTTTTGCTGCCATCTTTTATTTCCTTTAAATTTCCTTTTCCTCAACTGCTTATTAAGCCTTCGGTCTAGGATAGATTATTTATTTTTTCCATGATAGCATACTTTGATTAAATAACTGTTCATCACTTACAGGTGCTTGAGAAGTTCCACTTGTTACTGCTGTGGATTGAGGTACTTTTAATCTCTCTTCTCTATTTTGATAATCTGCAACCCTTTGTTGAGATTGAACTTGTTCTTTAGTTGGAGAATGATTTAACTCATAAACTTTAAATAAAGTTTCAAATGTTACATTTCTTGGATCTTGTAGCCATTGCATTGCATGATTAACTTTATTAGCATCCCACCCAAGACTTTGAGTAGCATAACTTGTAGCTTGATTTTGAGCTACTTGCTCTCTTTGGGCTTCATATGCTAATGCTTGTTGCTCTTGCCTGTAACTATCTACTTTTCCATAGTAATCTATCATATCATCTCTATATTTATCATTAGAAAGTCTATATTTAAATGAATCACTCTCTGGATCATTGTATGCATCTACCTCGTTGTAAGAATGTGGTTTCTCTGGACGATTTGGAGCCTGCAATGGATTCTGCTCTTGAGCAGGTTGTCCATTGGAAGGCGATTGCTGTTCTAAATTTTGCATCACTTGGGGGTTTTGTTGTACAGCATTAGCAACAGGTCCCATCATTTGTTTGTATTGTTCAAACTCTGCATTTATTCTGTTAAGCTCACCTTGTGTCTTATCGTGCTTTGATTGCCAGTATTCAAAACGATCGGTATCTTGTTTTGTTTGTGTAGGTGCAGCATTAGCATCTTCTGCTAATTGCCCTATTGAAGTTTCAGGTTGTGGGTTAACCATATCACCAGAAACACTTAATGTAGGTTGTTCAGGATTAACTCCTGCTTGACCTATAGGTGCTTTTGCTGGATCTGTGGTTTCCATTACTGCCGCTTCTGTTGGTATTACATTTTCCATCTTTTTCTCCTAGTTTGTCATTATCAGCAACTATTCATCATCGAGTCCTAACAATTCTTCATTCATAACAGCTTGAGGATTGTCTGCTTCCTTAACCATAATATCGACTTCCTCTTTAATCTGTTTTAAATGATCATTAGTTCGATGTTTATACAATTGAGATGCCATATTCATAGATGCTTCCATCTTTGCTAATTTCACCTCAAAATCTTTTAACTCAACACGTTTTCTATCATGTAATGATTCGCGTTGTGCTGTTTGAAGGTCTCCTTTAAGTTTCTTGATTTCTTCTTGAGCTCCTTGCATTTGTTGTTGCAATTGTGACATTTGCCCAGCTCTTTCAAGTACACCTTCCATATCAGCTACATCTGTTTGATGTAGTAATTCAGTTTGATCTATAACGCCCATTTGGTATAGTTCTTTATAATATTCAAATCTTGCCCATCTATTTGATGGCATTGTAGAGCCTGATACTACTTGCACATCGTATCTACCTACTGTAACATCATTAATTCTACCTAATATAGCATTTGTTAAATCATCAAATACCATTTCATTTACTTTAACATTCTTAGGAGATCTATTAGGTTGTGTTATTCTAAGAGTCTTTTCTTCTGTATATATCCATTGAATCATTTGAATTACCACTTTTCCTAAATGATTTAACATTGATTCAATATCATCTTTCTTAGAACGTATCCTTCTTTGGCCAAACTCATCAAGTGCTATAGTACCTTTATATGTTTGTGGTGCTGCACCTTGATCTCCTTGCATCATTGCATATATACCTAAAATTCTCTCTATATCCGCTTTAGCCTCTGCTTCATTATTATATAATTCATTTGGTAATGGAACAGGACCAGCTACAACAGGCTGTCCAAGTTCTGGATCAAATTCTATAACAGCAGTACCTGCTCTTCCCCATTCTTGTTCTAAATTCTTTTTATCCATTGAACCTCTAGGAATCAATAATTTAACATTAGTAGAACTTGACGCATGTGCTATAATCAAACTTCTAATTTTATTAATATATTCCTGCAATCCCTTAACAAGCCTTACATCACTAGTAGGAAATGGATTTCTATCATGATGATTCATAAGAGTAACAATAGGATAATGTTCTATTGGTTTGGTATACTCAGCAATAAGTTCTTCACCTACAGATATAATGCATTTAATTCTATCACACCTTATATTAGTCACTTGAATTAAATTATCTGCAATTAAATCACCTATACCTATAGGTATTAATTTTGTTGTTGAATTAGGAATAGAACCTGGTTGCTCCTCGCCTTTTAATTGAACTATTTGTTGAGTATTAGGATCCATATATTCGTGAAAAACTCCATCGAACTTTTGGTATAATTGAAATGCTTGCTCTACTTCTTCCTTACTTGTTAGATACATAGGTTCTATACCAATCTTATGCATAATAAATGCAGATCTATTTTTATATTCTTCAAATTCCTCTTCAACAAATATATACTCTTTAGGTTCATATGGATCATATACTCTAATCATAGGTACTTTAACCTTAGTATATCTTTCCATAACTTCTAATTCCCTGTCATCATCAAGAGCACTTGTAGTTGTTCCTTTATTATATGGACCTACATGCTGATTATGTGTAGAATTATCTCTAGAAGTTGGATACTCGCCTAATATAGACGTTTGTTTCGCAGATTTTATTTGCTCTTCATAATCAGGAAACTGTAATAATAATTGAGACTCCATTATTTTTTTAGCTATAATAATATGGTTTGCGTCTTGACAAAATGTATCCCTTGAACTAGGATCTACATATAAATCCATAGGATCAATAGATTTTAATATAACCTCTCCTTTACCAAAATCAGCATTCATATCAGGATAGGCCATAATACATCCCATACCTTTTACATAATAATCATCTATTGCTTGTTTTAATACTGTGTTTCCATTTGAAAAATCCCAGATCCATGACATTAGATCAGACATAACTCTGCCTGTTTTGACATCGTTATCCTCTCTACCTGTAGCTTGGAACCTAGGTTTGTTTGTGGTAAGAAGGGCTTTTGCTTGTTCTACAGCACTATGTATCACATTAACAACTACTGGTGCTTGATTTCTAGACTTAAGTGTTTCTATCTGTGTTTTGGTCCACTGAACACCTGCTCTAAACTCACTATCTTCAGCAGCTTGTTTTGACCATTCGGATTTAGCCCCAGAATATTCCCGCAAAAGTTCTTCTGTAAGTTTAACTTCTCTGTTGATTTCTGGCATATATTTATATTAATTAACTAATTAAAATTGCTATTAATATAAAAAGGTGTTACACTGTCATCCAAGAGTCATTTTCAAATTTATTACGAAATTGAGTATTTTTCTCACTTTCTTTATCGGAATCCTTGTGATAAGGTGGATAGATACCTTTATTAGCATAAAACAGGCCATCAAGCAAATCGTCATGTTTTCCCCTAGGATAGAGAAGTAGTTCATCTTTCAGTTCAAGCATATTTTTAGTAATATAAACTTTTCCCTGTGCGAAGTAAGGTTGCAGTGTTTCGAGTCTTGATGATTTAGAATTACGAGGTCTTTCTTTTATTTCAAGCCCAGATATAAACAATTTCTCTTCTTCGCATCTTTTCCTTACATACTCTCTTAACATTTCTTGATAACCCACTGACTCTATTCTTGTTTTGGTAGGTTTGTATACTTTGAATTGATCTATAATAGATTCTGCTAAATTCATGGGAGTAGCCCTTTGTCTATAGTAAGGGAGAATAAACCGATTTCCATCTTTATCAATGGCAATAGAAACAATAGTACTGTAATCGGCAGTTTGTGCTGTAGACGAAGCAGGATCTACTCCCATAAATATATTTACTGCTCGAATCTCTTTATCTTTACTTCCTTCAAAATTTCTTAATTCCAAAAAGGCTTTATTATCTTCATGGATAATTTTACCTTCATAATACTTTAAATACTCTTCTTTAAATAATTGATCTTCATCACCAACTATCTCACATAAATACTCTCTATAAAATACACTTACACGACCAATTGACTCTAATTCTTCTTTTTTTTGTTTTAATTTCTCTACAGGTTGCCACTCTTCCCATAATGCTTTATTATTATCCAAGTCTGGCTTAAATAGGAAATTTAACCACCCACTCATATCTTTTAATGTTT